GTCCAAACGGAAAACTTGAATGTGTTCTGAAATCTAATACTCTAGCGGCACCCGGTTCTGTTGCATGCGAAATACACAGAACAAAAGATGGAAAGCAATTAACTACACCGGTATTTTATTTCAATGTTGAAACCAGCATTGATGGATCTGGAATCCTGAGCACAAACTATATTAGCTTAATAGACAGCAAGGTGACCGGATGGCAGAGTGAAGTTGATGTAATTAAAGCTGCTTATGATGCGGCTACTCATGCAAACACTGTAGTTGAATTAACAAATGCTCGACATGATAATACTAAGAATACCGACTTCGCAAATGTTGGTGCCAGGATGGATTCAACTAGTGCGCAATTGGAAAACATTGCGCCTCAAGTGGCAGCCAACACAACAGCAATATCAAATATCGGAAATGCAAGTCCGAAAGGAGTTTACGCAACAGTGCCATTGTTAACGGCTGCTTTTCCAGCAGGAAACACAAATATCTATCTTGTAACGGGTAGTGTGGCAGAAGTTGCAAATCTAGTCATAACAGCACCTTGCACGGCTAGTGGTAATGTAACCGTAACACTAAACGGAGTCGCTGTTAATGTGGCAGTTTTAACCTCAGATACAGCCATACAGGTTGCAACTAAGATAAGAGCGGCAACATTTGTAGGATGGACAACTGGTGGAACGGCAGGAACAACAACCGTAACCTTTACTTGTAACAATACAGGAACAAAAACAGACGCAGTGTTTGCTGTAGCAAGTACAGGTGTAACAGGTACAATGACAACTACAACTCAGGGTGTTGCTGCTGATGGTAATTGGTATTATTGGAATGGTAGTGCATGGACACCAGGGGGGGCTTATCAAGCAGGATTGATAGCAGACAAAAGCGTCACGTTGACAAAGTTAGCAGTTTGTAAAAATGGCAAAAACTTATTTAACAAAGCGGCAGCAAACATAGGGTTTTACGTTGAACATACAACAGGAGTTGTCACGGCCAATGTATCCTATGATGCCAGTAATTATATCTCCGTGTTACCAGATACACAATATTGTATCGCTGTAACTGGCGGCAGTACAAGAATATGTTACTACGATATCAACAAGGCTTATATTTCGGGGCTTCAGAATCCAACAAGCCCTGTGACTACACCTGCCGGAACTGCTTATGTGATATTCTCGTTTATTGTTGCTAGTTTGGACGTACAACAATTTGAGCAAAGCGCAGTCAAAACTACATTTGAAGCGTACAAGGAAATAATCCCAAAGGAAAATCTTGAAGACAAGCCTTTTGATGTAAGTTCAATACCTAACGGGAGTTTGCCTTATAAATCCACTAACTACATTACAACAGGCAAAAATCTATTTGATAAAAATGCCGAAACTGTTGGTTATTATGTAAATTATTCAACGGGCGTATTGTTCACCAGTGCAACTTATTCGGTGAGCGATTATATTCCGGTACTACCAAGCACAGTTTATATACGCACCGCAGATCGACAAATGGCGTTTTATGATAGCAACAAAACTTATATTAGCGGATTGAGTTCGTACCTTGCGCTAGGTGTTCCATTTACTACACCTTCTAACGCTGCTTATTGCAGGCTATCAGTGTATGACACGGAAAAAGATATATATCAGTTTGAGTTGGGTAATGTTCAAACCGCGTTTGAAGCGTTCGGGTATAAAATACCAAAACTTATCATACAGCCAAGCACGGTTGACCTCACGTTATTTTTGCCATCTGAAATATGTATCGCTGCCGGCAGGACTATTGAGATTTACAACAAGCAAATAGCGTGGTGTGGGAATATTGACAATTACCATTTCAAATATGTTTGTGATGTCGGAAAGTGCCTGAAACGAAAATGGTCCTGCACGGGAATAACCGGCAACATAGGAACACACGCTATGACCGTAACCGTGTATGATAATAATATGCAATTTGTGGCAACAGCCTCAACAAACATTAAAATTGTTTCCGCCACTATAAGCACAGCAAGAAGCATCTTAACCATTGGAGATAGTTTATCAAACAACAAGCCGTGGATGGGTGAGCTTAGAACATTGTCAGGCAATCAATATTCGCTAGTTGGTACTAGAGGCACAAGCCCATTAAAACATGAAGGAAGAAGCGGATGGACTGCTACAACTTATTTGACAGGAGCTTCCTATACTTATGAATCCGAAGGAGTAAACCCTTTCTGGAATCCTTCGACGAGTCAGTTTGATTATGCTTATTACATTGCCAACAATGCAATCAATCCCGATGCAATACAATTGTATTTAGGAACTAACGGAATAGCATTAGACCCTACTACAAATGCAGGAAGTATTAAGTCTATAGTGGATGGGATACGATCCGTAAACGCAACAATACCTATTTTTGTGGTATTCACTCTGTATCGTGGAGGACAAAACGGTATAGGGAATCAGTCAAGTGGCGATGGATATATTGCAGGCCCCTCACAGTGGAAACTAGAAGAAGACAGAAAGGTTTATAATCTGATGGTGGCCGTGAACAGTTTGCTTTCCAGTTATACAAATCTGTATTTTGTCCCGATTGCATTAACACATGACAGTGAATATAACTTTATTACAGCAGATACGGTCGCTGTAAATCCAAGGGCGATACAAACCGAACCCGTTGAAAGTCAGGCTACACATCCGCAAAATCAAGGATATTATCAAATGGCTGACATAATGTTCAGTACTTTTGCAGCGCACTAGATTAATATTGCGCACAACACAACACAGGGGAGCCTCCGGGCTCTCTTTTGATTTAAAAATGGAGGGTTGCAGATGGTTAGATGTACATTAGTATTATTGGTCATTTATGCAGCAATAATATGGACTTACGCAGGGGTGGTGGTGTAATGGAACGGTACGACAGGTATGGCAATATTCAAAAGCTGAACGTGATGTTTGAATCAAGGTATAAAGATACTCCAGAAAGGTCTATAGATACTCCCAAAAAACCTAGAGATACCACGAAAAGGTCCAGAGATACTCCAGAAAGGTCTGATCCAACCTTTAATAGTTGTGAAGATTGTACGGACGACACATGCTTTTATGGGCGTTATAGGCGGTATTGCTCAGACAACTTTATTGGCAAGTGTAACAAAGCCAAGCAGGCTGATGAACGTCAAAGAATGTTAAAAATAATATTTGAATAGGGGGATATTAATGAAAAAAATATTAATAACTATTATGACTTTTGCGGTTATTGCAGGGGCATCGCTCCCAGCGCTGGCATGTGGCAGGAATTATAAGCATAAAGCAAAGCCGCATTATACATTTGTGCAAAAAGTGCAAAAATCCTATGACTATTACCACAATGTGCTGGGCATGAATTTGGCCCATTATTTAATACAGATCAAAAAAATGCCTTAGGTATGACAAAATATATAGGGAGGTGGAACGATGGTTGTTGACAATATCACAGTGGGGTTAGTGTGCGCCGCTGTCGGAACTGTTACAGGTCTTGGGGGGTATTTCAGGTCCAATAAAAAAGACATTCAGAAAGATACAACACAGAGCATCAGGATGGAATCAAAAATTGACAACGTAGCTCTGGGGGTGGATGCGATTAGACTGGATATAAAAGACCATGGTCGTAAAATTGATACTCTAAATGAGCGTTTGATAAGATGCGAAGAAAGCACCAGGTCAGGCCACAAAAGGTTGGATGAGCATCTCCAACTAACAGAAGAAAGGAGTGTTTAATATGAATATCACAAAGAAGATTTCACCAAACAAAAACATCGGAAGAGGCGGAACAATACCTGATATCATAGTGGACCACATCACGGAGGGTACATATGCAAGCGCAGTTGATTGGTTGTGCAACCCTGCTGCTGAGGCAAGCGCTAACTTTGTTGTGGCCAGGGACGGGAGAATAACTCAGCTTGTGGAAATATCCGACACAGCTTGGGGCAATGGTACAAGCGTAGATCCCAAATCAGGGGTATACTATCTCAACTCAAAATCTGCATTAGTCAGGCAAAGAGCTACAAATGCAAACAAGTACACTGTCAGCATTGAGCATGAGGGGATTTACGCGCAGACACATGGAGCTTTGACCGACGCACAGCTCGCTGCAACGATTGAGCTGCACAAGTTTATCAGGTCGGAGATAAAGAGGATTTACGGAGCTGATATGCCGGTTAACACAGATCACATCATAGGTCATTGTATCGTTGCTCCGGTTACAAAACCTAATTGCCCCGGAGAATTATATCCTTTTAACAAGGTGATTGCCGGAATGCTGGGAGCATCTTCTGTTTCGGTTGCACCAGCTCCAGTCGACAACATGGCACTCTACATTCAAAAGACGTTAAATAGGCTCAAAATACCCGATGTTAAAACGTTCCAAGATATAGTGAATATAAACATTGACGGTGTACCCGGAGCTATCACGCAAAATGCCCTAAATGATATACTGCTAAAACCTGTCTGCAGCATAGATCACAATATCAAAAACGCTGTCAGATATATTCAGTGGCGGCTCGGAATACCGCATGACGGAATATTCGGGCCACAAACGCTCTTATATATTAAAAATTACCAAAAATCCGTAGGAATAACACCCGATGGGATATTCGGGAGTCAATCATGGGGAAAACTCATATCATAAATTAAGGAGGACAAAACATGAACGATTACATTTTACAGATAATACTCGCAATCATAGGTATTCTGGGGTCGATACTGACCGCAGCCTTTATCCCTTATCTGCAGAGCAAGCTCACCCAGAACAAGCTAACAGAGATTAAATTTTGGGTTAAGCTGGCTGTCAGTGCAGCGGAGCAGACCTTTACTGATCCAACGCAGGGCACACTCAAGAAGAAGTTCGTAGTAGATTTCTTAAAAAGTAAAGGAATAGACATCACAGAGGATGAGCTCAATATATTAATCGAAGCATGTGTGAGGGAACTCAACCTTGCATCTGATAAAATAGACGATTACGGAATAGAATAATTGATACAAAGCCAGAGCGTAATTGCCCTGGCTTTTTTTATTTAAATTTATTTTATTTATCTATTGACTAAGTCATTCATACATATTATACTTATATTAAAGATAATAGAAAGGGGATAGGGAAATGGAATACTTAAATATACTTTTGCAAGTACTTTGGAAAATGGCGTGGCTCTGGGTGCCGCCGGCTCTGGTTTTGGTAGTGTACTGCATCCAGGAGGGCAAAGAGGACAGGAGGAAGCGGAACAGGTCGGAGGATAATTATCTGAAGTAATACGAAGTATTTGAAAAAATTGTGCATAACATTTTGAAAGGAGAAAAATATGAGAACAATGGAAAAAATAAAGAAATGGCAAATGCCTTGCTTAAACTAATAGCAGAAAATCCAGAATTGGAAGTAGTCCCAATGGTGGACACAGAGTGTATTTTTGATGATAGTTACAGCACTTGGATGGCTAAGTGGGGTAGTGCAGACATAGACGAATACTGGTGTTCAGACGAACGAGTGTATTTCAAATCAATAGATTTTGATAGTTTAGTCGAAGAATTTATTGATAACAACTACGAAGATTATCCGACACTTTCGGATGAAGAGTTGGAAAAATTAGCAAAGGAAAAAATAAATGCCCACGATTGGATTAAGGCAATATCGGTCAATATTGTACCTTGCTAATCACGAACAATTCAAAAACATACCGCATAACAGAAAGGAGATTGAACATGTGGACTTTGCTGAAGATATTATTTAACCTGGCAATGGTGTTTCTTACTGGGGGTTTCTGGCTAATAGTATTATTTATCTGGTTAGTGGTTAGAAAAAAATAGGAGGGACTAAAATGAAATTTAATGTAGACAATCTAACAGGCGAACAGTTCCAAAGCCTTATCGACTGGGTGAACGAAGCCCCGGATGATCGTAAAATAGAACTTACCATAAAAGGCAAAGTGATGTTTGGCACATATGCAAAGCAAGGTATCGAAATAACCACAAGGGCATGGTCCGACAAAGAGATGGCTTCTCAGTATGGTTTCAGCCATGCCGATGAAATAGACATTAATAAAGCCAAAATGGAACAGAAACGAGAAGAACTAAAGAAATTGCAAGCTGAATTGGAGGTCTAACTCATGAAAATAGATATGGACTTAATTCTAATGGTGCTGTCAGGTGCCACGATGGTTATATTTACGCTGGCGGTAGTGGGTACTGCGGTTATAGGGAGGATCCTGTAAATTAACGAACAATTCAAAAGGAGGAATCACAATGTACAGAAACAAAGAAGCGTTAATTTACGCCAGAAAAGAAGCAGGACTCACACAGAGAGAACTTGCCGAGAAAGCAGGGCTGTCTGTATTTACTATAATGCAACTGGAACAGGGAGCCAGAGGTGGAGCAGAAGAGACATGGCTCAAACTTGAAGCGGTTTTTGAAGGAGGTCAGAAGGATGAACACTGTTAGATTTTACTCACTGCTTGATGAACTCAATGCTGTGATTAAAGAGTACCAGAAGGAAGGTATCAGGATATGGGACTACGAAAATACTGAGTTCGCCATAAACGATGTTTATTATGCCGCTGAAGAAGACAAGATATATTTCAAGTGTGAAGAAATATGAGTAGGGTACCACGGGCAGTAAATAAACTGGATATTGAAACCGGCAAAGTCATAAAGACTTATGACAAGATAATGGATGCGGCGGCGGACAACTACTGTTACGGTGGGAGCATAAGTAAAGCTTGCAGGGGTATTTTGCGGAACGTGAGTGGGTATCGTTGGGACTATGCTGAGCGGAGCGATTTTGATGAATAGAAAAGGGGTATGAAATGAAAAGAAGGGATCTGATAATATGTTTAATAATAGAGGTGGCACTGCTGACAGCGATGGTCTGGATATTTTGGACTTTCAAAGGGATGATATTCGGCGGATAAACAGCGGAAAGGTTTTGGACGTGTTATCAGCAGCTTGCAGCGTGATAGTGATTGTAGGGCTGAGCAGCCTTGCCGTGATATTATGCAAGTCGGTGTACTGGGGTGGGATGAAGTAGGGCGGTATATGAAAAAATGGCGAACAATATGGGAGGTAGCAGAAATTATGAAAAACGATTCAAATTGCAAGCATTGTCTTTACGCAACTATTCGTGATGAAAGTATAGAATGTGGTTTAGATTGGTTAGATAAAAAACAGGGCGAAGATTGTCAAGACTATGTGCAGACAGATACACCAATGGATTTGAGAGAATTGGAAATCGAAAGAAAAGCAGAGGAAAATCTTAGAAAGTGGAATAAATATATAGAAACTGTTAAAAAAGCATCTGATGAAGCAGGGATAACACTTGAACAAGGTTTAAAGTTTATAGATGCTCACATTAAGTTATTGGATTAGTAATAGCGAACCATACAAATATATACCGCACAAGGAGGTGATCTGAAATGAAGAAAAAAAGAAGTTTTGTGCTAAGCATAGATGAGGACTTGAGGAACAAGGTCAAAGCTACGGCAGCCATGAAGTCAATGGCGATGAACGAATGGATCACCGAGGCCGTGAAGGAGAAATTGGAGAGGGAGGGGAAGTAGTTGGGTTATCGTGAAGTAGTAGAAAACCCTATGTTCATGGAGAGCGAGGTGCCATTCCAGACACCTATAGCCGGTTTTTGTGCTAACTGTGAGCTTGAAATTTATGACGGCGAAGAATGTTATGAGGTTGAGATAGGAACTTACATCCACAGGGACATAGACGAACTTGAAGAATGGTTCCAAGTTAAGAAGGGTAACCTTTACGCAGGGAACGTGTTTGAGCGTTAAAAGGCTTTAGACATACAAACACCCTACTAAGCTATTTAAATGTCCCTACGGCTATCGTAGCAGGGCAGAAATGGCACATAAACACTAAGGGGGAAATAAATGGGAAGATGCCGGCAATATGACAAAGTAATATGTCCAACGTGCGGAGGGGAAGCAGTGCTACATAGAACTTATATGCCACCCTCAACAATGGGGCATATAGAGCCTAAGTTGAAAGGGAATAAGCTATCCGCGTATGTATGCACTACTTGCTGGAATGAATTTAACAAAGGGGTGGAATAATGGATAATATTTGTGGCACTTGCGAATACAGTATTTTAACAGGAAAAGATACTATTTACTGTACCAAACATAACTTTGAACTCAATATTTTATCAAGGTGCGACAGTTTAAAACAACAGGAGTTTAGCTGCGGCGTATATGAGTACATGGAAGCCACGAGCGACAGGCTGCAGGGCTTAAATTAACGTTTATGGTACGTTTGCATGGCTAAAATAAATAATGGCTTAGAAAGCCTGTGCGAAGGGGATAAATAAATGGAGTTTAGTCTATGGGATTATTATTCTATTGTAATAAGCACAATATCAATAATATTGAGCATATTTACAAGGCGAAATATGAAAAAATGGGATAAAGGGGTGTAAAATGATAACTTATGCAATAATGATCGAAAATAGATATTTCAAAGATTACATTTATGCTACTAAAAAAACTGTGGACAGATATGCTGGTAACACTCAATTAGGAAGTGTCATTACAGAGGGTGATATTATTGGAATTATAACAACGGATAAGCCTGAACGGACAGAGGTTAGGCGAAGTGTTGCTAATACTATAGCTGTGCTTTACGATATTGAAAATCTTAAAAATAAAATAATTGAGATTATACCTACGGGGAGGGGTTAATTGTGATGGATATAGATGATATACACGCAATGCAATGGGCTATAGACACCATAAAAAGGAATTGCCCTTGTGCGTATGATATGAATAATTACGAAGGGTTTTGCCATCCTACAAATGTAGAAGAGCCTGATTGTATGAGTTGTTGGTTAAGTGCTATAAATGAATATTTAGAAAATAGATAAGGTATGAAAGGGGATAAATAAATGGATAACATGAAGTTATATGCGAAGATGTATGCCGTCATGAATGAATCTGAGGCAATAGAAAAGACCATGACAGTCGGAAAGGGACAAAATTCTTACAAAGCAGTAAGCGAGGCAGCAATGCTGAATTCAGTAAAACCGCTGTTTAAGAAATACAAATTGATAGTGTTCCCGATAGAGGGCAGCATCCAGGATAATGTTATGGTCTGGGAGAAAACAGGCTACGAGGGAAAAGTTGAAAACAATCTAAGGGCAATAACAGAATTAAAAGCCTTTTATAAAATAGTCGATACCGAAAGCGGAGAGTATGAGATATTAGTTGGTTTTGGTAACGGTGCGGATCCCCAGGACAAGGGAGCAGGAAAAGCGTTTACCTATTCATTTAAGAATATGCTGAGTAAAACATTTATGCTGTTCAGCGGTGAAGATACCGACAATATCCACAGCGATGATATAAACAAAGAGTATAAGCCTAAGGTTGAAAAGGTGGATCCTGAAACGCCGATATCAGAAGCACAGCAACGTTACATTTGCGAGTTAGCAAATATCGATATAGTGAAAAAGGTACTGTTGGAAAAAGGATATACCAGGTCAGCAGCTATCAAGGAAAAAGACTACTTAGGCATGTGCGCATTGATAAGAAAAGCAGAATCAGGCTTAAAATAAGAATATTATATCAAAAGAAGCCATATATTGTTATGGCTTCTTTTGTTTGTCTATAGACATAAACTATAGGTTTAGCGGTTATCTATAGTTTAATTGTATGAATTAATTAGCGGTTTTACTATTGATTATCGATGTGATAAGTGATATATTATAACTAAAGTAAGTTACAACAGGAAAGAGGTGATAACAATGAAAACATTCCCTATAGTATTTGAAGATGAGGAACATGAAGTAATACAGAGAGCAGCGTTTGAAAGCAGGAAGACGATGAAACAGTTTATACTCGAAGCAATAGAAGACAAAATAAAGAAGGAAGCAAAGAAGGAGGTTAAATAGTTGCTGAAAATCAATGACGAACTAAAAAAGCTAATACCACCATTGCAGCCAGAAGAATATAGCTTACTACAGGAAAGCATTATCAAAGATGGTTGCAGGGATGCCTTGATACTTTGGGAAGATACTTTAATTGATGGACATAACAGATATGAAATATGTCAAAATAACGATGTACCGTTTGACACTATAGACATGCACTTTGATAACATTTTAGACGTGCAGGAATGGATGATAAACAACCAATTCTCAAGGCGAAACTTACCGCTGTATGAAAGGGCTAGACTAGCATTAAAATTAAAGCCCATCGTTGCGGCTAAAGCTAAAGAAAATTTAAAAATATATGGCGGAAACCAATATGCACCTTTGGAGAATTCTCCAAACATCCAAAAACCAATAGACACAAGAGTAGAAATAGCAAAAACCGCTGGTGTATCAGATAACACAATAGCAAGAGTTGAAAAGATAGAGGAAAAGGCTCCCGAAAAAGTAAAGGCACAATTAAGAAATGGCGAAATATCTATTAACCAGGCATACCAACAGGTTAGAAGAATTGAAAAAATTGAAAAAATAGAAGAAAAGATAGTGCCTAAGACTGTTGAATCAAAGTCGATAGATATATACAATACTGATAAAAAATATAACATTATTTACGCCGATCCAGCTTGGGGATATTTTGAAGGTGGCAACAAAAACCAATCGCTACATTACAACACCATGACAATTGAGGATATATGCAAACTACCAATAAAAGATATAGCAGATGATAATTGCATATTGTTTATATGGGTAACGTTCCCTATATTACAAGAATCTTTTAAAGTTATTGAATCGTGGGGGTTTAATTATTCTACTTGTGGTTTCAACTGGATAAAGAAAAACAAAATATCAGGTACTAATTTCTTTGGATGTGGAAGTTGGACAAGGGCAAATAGTGAACTATGCTTAATAGCAACAAAAGGCAGTATTCTAAGGCTTGATGCGACAATATCGCAAGTGATAGAAACACCGATTGAGGAACATAGTAAAAAACCTGAAATCACCAGAACATTAATAACAAAGCTTGTTGGTGAACTTCCTAGAATAGAATTGTTTTCAAGGAATGACACAGATGGTTGGGATGTATGGGGCGATATGATATGAGCATAACTGCACAGGGCATAGAGGGTGAAATGTTGGCAAGGCTTATTTTGAAAGATAGATTCAAAGTTGACAATTTATTTCAGATAGATTGGATGATAATTAAAAACGGAATTTATTATGTTATTGAAGTTAAGCATAAAGAACTATTTAAACCACAGCCATTCTATGGACAAGGGCTAGACATAAGACAAGTAAACGCAAGAATGAAATTTTTTAAAGATACAGGGATAAGGTGTCTTTTCTTGGTAATATCGAAACCTGAAAATATTGTATATCATCAGTTTTTGGATGTATTAGAAACCACTAGATATTTTGATACTAAAAACAAAATAAGAATATATAACATTAAGGAATTTACACGGCTGGAACAAAATTAAAAGAAGGTGAATAAATGGCAGATGTAAAGTGGATCAAAATTACAACAGATATGTTTGATGATGAAAAGATAGACTTTATCCAAAGTTTGCCCGAAGCTGATGCAATTACAGTAGTCTGGGTACGGCTACTAACCCTTGCAGGCAAGTGCAACGCAGGTGGGTATATCTATTTGACAGAAAACATACCTTATGAGCCAGAAATGTTAGCCCATAAATTTAGAAAGCCGATAAGCACGTTAAACTTGGCACTAGAAACATTTAGAAGGCTAGGAATGACCGAACAAACTGAAAACGGCATATATATATCTAATTGGGAAAAGCACCAAAACATTGATGGGTTGGAAAAAATACGGGAACAAAGCAAGAAAAGGATGAAAAGATATAGGGAAAAGTTAAAGTTATCAGAATGTAACGTAACAAGTAATGTAACAGTTACGGACGGTTACGAGACAGAACTAGAACTAGAATTAGATAAAGATAAAGATATATATAGTTCATCCGAAGATGAACAGTCTGAATTCTTATGGAAAATGTACCCCTTAAAAGCAGGCAAGGGCAAAGTAATAAAGAAATTGCCAAAGTTAATAAAACAATATAGCTATGAACAGATGATAAGAACCATAGAACGATACAATGTATTTGTAGCAAAACAAAGGATAGAATTTAAGGAATTAAAATATCAGAATGGCAGCACCTTCTTCAACAGCGGTTATGTGGACTTCCTTGATGAAAACTATCTTGAAGAACCCAAAGTGGAGCCAAAAGCGTGGGGAGGTGTGAGGTTCGATGAATAAGATATTACCTAATGACATCGAGGTTGAAAGGCAACTATTAAGCAACATGTTTGCTAATAACGACATTATAGCCGAAACCATAGGGACGTTAAGCACTACAGACTTTTATAACGTTTCGCATAGTTTGATATACGGGAAAATGGTTGAACTATATAAAAAGAACGTGCCTATTGATATTTTGACATTCAGCAATAGTATCGGAAAAGACATATTAATAAGCATAGGTGGAACATCAACATTGCTGAAAATAATAGATGCAGACTTTACTACTTCCAACCACAAAAGCTATATCAGCGTGATAAAGGAACTGGGTAATAAGCGTATTGTCATAGATGCTTGCAGGAAAGCGTTGGATTCAGCCAGGGGCGATCAGTCAACGCAGGAAATAATAAGCGGCTTGGAAGATAATTTAATGGGTGCAAGGAGTTCCGATGAGGCATCTACGCTATCAATGCAGGAGCTTATGGTGAAAACACTAGACGATATAGAACTGAATTTTAAAAACGGCGGTAAGATAACAGGCATTACTACAGGCTACCAGCCAATAGATAAAGCGACTAATGGATTCATTAAGGGCGATCTTATGGTGATAGCAGCAAGGCCAAGCATGGGTAAAACAGCCTTGATATTGAATATGCTTATAAGAATACCAAAGCAATATAATTCAGTTATGTTTGAAATGGAAATGCAAGCGGAAAAGCTAGGTATTAGGATGCTATCTGCAAAAGCAGTAATTGAAAGCCAGAAACTAGGCAGGGGACAAATATTAGAAACAGATTTTAATAAACTGATGCTCAAATGTAGTGAAATGTCGGACAAGAACAACCTGTACATAAACTGTAGGAGTAGTATGACGGTGGGTGAGATAAGGGCAGAAAGCAAGAAACTTAAAATAAAACAAGGGCTTGATATAGTTTGCATAGATCATTTGGGTAAAATAAAGCCTGACAATTTAAGATCAAGCCGGAATGACCAGATAGGGCAGATAACCGATGGATTGAAGAACCTTGCTAAAGACCTTGATGTTTGCGTAGTTGTATTGAGCCAGTTATCACGAGGTTGCGAGGCAAGACCGGATAAATTCCCGATGCTATCAGATTTAAGGGATTCGGGGAACATAGAACAGGATGCCGATGAGGTTTTAATGTTGTACAGGGACGATTACTATGCGGAAAGGGAACAGCGTGTAAGCAATAAGCCTGATATTTTAGAAGTAATGGTTGCCAAGAACAGGGATGGACAAGTAGGCAGGATGGATTTAGTTTACAATACACAATATCAACTTATTACAGAAAAATATAAAGGGGTTGAGCAAGTTGGAACAGGTAAATATCCTTTCTGATGGGCAAAAGATTGCTTTCAAACAACTTGAAAAAATAATTAAGGGATTAAAACCAACAACTGAAAGCATCATAAAAGCAGAAAAAGGATTGGAACAGCTACAAAAATTTATTGATAACAAATAAAAAATGAAAGAAGGTAATTATTAATGAACAAAACAATTTTACTCGGAAGATTATGTGGGGATCCAGAATTGAAATTCGCAGCAGGCGCAGGCACCGCCATAACAAAATTTACTTTGGCCGTAGATGGGTTTAAAAAAGGTGACACAGACTTTATCCATTGCATAGCATTTAACAAAACGGCTGAAACCATTGCAAATTACTTAGTTAAAGGCTCACAAATGGCACTTGAAGGGCACATTAAAACCGGCTCATATGATGATAAGGACGGAAAGAAGGTTTATACCACCGATGTAATAGTTGATCGCTTTGACTTCTGCGGCAGCAAGAGCGAAGGAACAACCAGCAAGCCTAAAGCACATGACTTAACGCCAGCCGAGGATATTTCGGATTCGGAGATACCTTTCTAGATGACAAAGAATAAGTATAATTCAAATAAAATTACGGTTGATGGAATACTTTTTTCGTCACATGATGAAGCCCACTATTACGAATATCTAAAAGGGTTAAAGGCACAAGGACAGATCATGAACTTTGAACTGCAGCCTAAATTTGAATTAATACCTAAGTTTGAAAAGGCTGGTAAAAAGTATCAAGCCATAAACTACTCACCTGACTTTACCGTCTACCACTTGGACGGTGGAGTCGAGTACATAGACGTTAAAAGCATGGGAACGGCTACTCAACAGGGAGAACTACGCAGGAAGTTGTGGGAATACCGCTATCCTGAATTAAAACTTACATGGGTATGCAGAAACCTGAAATGGAGTGATGGCTCTGGGTGGATCGTCTATGAGGAACTAAAAAAGATATACGCTAAGAAAAAAAGAGAGAAGGTAAAATGTGGATAAATTAGTATATGCTGCAGCATTGGAACGTAGCGGCGGTGCATGTGAGATTTGTGGTAGTAGCCAAGGAGTGGAACTGCATCATTGTATTTTCGGACAGGGCAAAAGAAAGCAATGTGAAAGATTGGAAACTGTAATGTTCCTTTGCTTTGAACATCATAGGGGGAATAAGGGAGTGCATAATTACCAGCCTTTGAATATGCAGTTAAAGAAACTTGTATCTGATAGGCTACAAGCGGCAGGACTGGAAGGCGAAGAACTAAAAAGGGCATTAGGCGGACGTTTTTATTGAACACTATGAATATATTGTCGTAACACGAAAGGGGAATATTAATGAAAACTGAAATTAGTGGATTTAAAGCATGGCTTCAAAAAGCAACAAATGACAGGTTGATATTCAAAACATATGAGGAATACTGCATAGTTTGTGATGGGTATATGGCATTTAAAATTAACTTTAAGCTTAAAGAATATCTTGATGTTATTAAACAATATACTTTTCAGGACTTGAGCAAGGATTTTGATATTAAAAGGAGAGAGATATCTTATAACTCATTGATAGAATTACAGGATATCTTCAAGCATGAGTATGACTGTATTGAGACGCAACTTTATATACCGATACGAGGTAAAAAAGCTAAGGCACAAATTTTCATGCTGAAGGAAGTGCATGTGTTTTTATCAGAAGATTATACGAAATACATTAATACGCTAAATTATAAATGCTATGGGAGCTCAAACACATCACCAATAATTTTTGAAAGTGAATATGTAGATTGTTGCATACTTCCGATAAGCTTTGCTAATTTCATGTACTCTATACGAAAACTTGATTAGTCGCAATTCAAAAATATTCTTCGTAAAAGGGGGCAGTTATGAAATTCAAGGCATTAATTAACCAGGTATCATCTGACTTTATAGCAAAGTCTATAGGGCTGTCCTTATCCACTAAGGACGATATAAAGACATTGCATAATGAACTCCATAAGCTGGCCACGGATAAAATTGAGGTTACTGTGGAGATAAAGAAATTCAGGAAGAGCCGATCATTAGATGCAAATGCAATGTTCTGGAAAATATGCGGTGAGATAGCGGGTGTTCTAAGAACGAACAAGGATGATGTTTACCTCGAAATGCTGTCTAGTTATGGAGTTTATACTCATGTAGTTGTTAAACCGAACATGGTTGAAAGAGTAAAACAGGAATGGAGAACTGTTCGGGAATTAGGCGAGGTTACCATAAACGGGCAGACGGGGATCCAGATGCAATGTTTCTTCGGATCATCAACTTATGATTCCAAAGAGTTTGCAATATTATTGGATGGAGTTATCAGCGAGGCGAAAGAACTTGGAATATCCGTTATGGATGAGTCGGACAAGATGCTTTTATTAAATGAATGGGGGAAGTAATATGAAAATATATGCAGATATTACTTACAAAGCAGAATTTGATATGCCGGATAGTGCTACGGATGATGATGTTTATGATATGGCAATTATTAAACTTAGGGAATGCTCACCGGAGGATATGACCATCGATGTGGATATGTGCAGGGCGGTGCAAGAATATTATGGGGAGATGATGTGATGGCGATTTATATGGTGACAATCAAAGGTGAGAACAAGGGACAGATGTTTTACAGCAAGGATGAAGCAGAAAAACGAGCCGGGTATCTTAATGACATCCCGGACGGGGTTACATATACGGTAGCGGAAATAGAATTAAAGTAACGTAACATTTGAATAAATGGCGAATAAGGAGGTTGCTCAATGTGTAAGTGTAAATCAATAAAAAAAATATTAGGTTGCAAGAAAGAAGTAGGATTATTCGAATATTATTATTGTTGTGCATACTGCGAACACCTTA